TAATGTGGGTGATTGACCCTATGTTAGACAAGGCCTTTGAAGTAATAGATGCTTGGGGTTTTAAATATAAAACTGTAGGTTTTACTTGGGCAAAAACAAATAAAAACAAGTTAGGTTTTTTCACAGGTTTAGGATATTGGACTAGAGGTAATCCTGAGATGTGTTTGTTAGCAACAAAAGGAAGACCTAAAAGAAAGTCAATGAGTGTGCCTCAACTGGTTGTGTCAGAAAGACGCAGGCATTCAGAAAAACCACTTTTACACGAGCAGATAGAAGCGTTAGTGGATGGTCCATATATTGAATTATTTGCAAGAAAAAAACCAAGACCTAATTGGGATTATTGGGGTAATGAATTATGAGCTTGACAATTAGTATATTATGTAGTATAGTAATACTATTGATACCAGTTATATTATTATGGATGTGGAATGGCGAAGACCCTAAGTAGAGAACAAGCACAACATATTGCCGCTATCTTCAATGACTACTTTGGTCAGTTTGATAGAATAGACCAGTATATGCGTGACCAAAAGATGGCACAGATTGAGAGTTTACCTCAGACTTTGCCTGGTATGGGTTTTGATTCCGATATGTTTGATGACTTCTCTATATCTCCTGAAGATATGGATATTGAAGTTGTTGAATTAGATAATCATACTTGGGACACTTGTATTAATATGATTTCAAGTCATAGTAATATGGTCAGTATTCCTGGCAAAGCATTAAAGTTGGCCGTTAAAGATAAAAACACAAACAAGTTTTTAGGTTTTATCCGTTTTGGTTCTCCTGTTATCAACTGTAAACCACGAAATGATATGTTAGGCAATGTACCTGATTTGACAGTGTTTAATAAAACTGCCATTATGGGGTTTGTTATTGTACCTTGTCAACCATTTGGTTACAATTATCTCGGTGGTAAATTATTGGCAGGTATTTGTTGTTCACATTGGGTAAGAGAAAAACTTAATGCAAAGTATGATATGAACTTAGTGATGTTTGAAACCACAAGTTTGTATGGTAATACAAAAGGTGCATCTATGTATGATGGTATGAAACCATTTTTAAGATACAAAGGCAATACAATGTCAGATTTTATTCCTATGATGCACGGCAAACCATACTTAGATATGGTAGATTATGTTGAGAACATTATTGGTAAAGGTGCATTAGTAAAAGAAGGTGCATCAAGTAGAAAACTTAAAATGACCACAGGTATTATTGGTTTAGTTAAGAAGGCTTTAGAGGGTGATGAACTTAAACAGTTTACAACCACAATTGCAAATGCAAAGAACTTAACAGAACAAAAAAGATATTATGTTTCAAATTATGGTATTGAAAACTTTGTTGACATAGTAAATGGTAAAACAGATAAGATTGTAAAGGCTGATAACTATGACCGATACACAGTAGATGGTGTTGTAGAGTGGTGGAAAAAGTTGGCAATTAAAAGATACAATAAATTAAAAGAAGAAGGCCGTATCAGAAATGATTTAGAGATATGGACAAAAGATGCGGAGATAGATATTATAAGATGAAAACTTATATACATGTAAATCAACACAAAATAAGAGCAAATAAAAAAAATGGAACAAATGATGCAGTTATTACGGTTAAGCAAGGTCGTAAGAATGATTATTGCCACGAGGTGGCTATTCTCGGACCCTCAAAGGTTACTTATGGTGGGAATGATAAGCCTATACTTTCTTGTGGTGCTAGAGTTGTTATAGAAACTGAAAGTGAAGTAAAGATAATTAAATAAATATGTCTATGGCCATTTCAGAAACCGATTATAACAATCTAAAAGAGTATTGGGATTATCAACGCAAAGTTGAATACAATAGAGAAAAGGTATATCATATGGCTGAAAGAATAGCAGCTAATACTTACACAGAATTTGGTAGATTGCCAATAGATGAAGTGCAATCTATATTGTGGTCAAAAATAGAACCAGGTGTCTATGATGACCCACCTAAAGGATATATACCAGAGAATCCTGAATACAGATTGTGGTCTGAGATTTGGCCACCAACACTGGATATAAAGAAATTGTTAGATGATGATTACGATATACAAGGGTCCTAAAAATTATTTAACACATTGTTTTAAGCCTCAGGAGCTTGACAATATAAAAGAAATATGTTATAGTATGGGTATAAAATGGTATACTGTAAGTTATACAACTAAGGAGTATGAAGAGTATGAGCGATTTTCTAAAACAAATAATTAAAGATGCTGGTAATGAATATGCCACACTAGCAAGTGATGGTACCGGCGGTGATGTAGATAATTTTATAGACACAGGTTCATATTCATTTAATGCATTACTATCAGGTTCAATTTATGGTGGTCTACCAGATAGTAGAATTACGGCCATTGCCGGCGAAGCTGCAACGGGTAAAACCTTCTTTGCATTGGGTGTTGTTAAGTCTTTTTTAGAAGCAGACAAAGATGCAGGTGTAATTTANTTNGANTCNGAAAGTGCNGTNTCAAAAGAAATGGTCGAATCAAGAGGTGTTGATAGTCAAAGACTAGTGGTAATGCCTGTNGCAACAGTACAAGAATTTAGAACACAATCAATTAAAATCTTAGACAAGTACATNGAACAACCAGAGGCAAGTAGAAAACCTATGATGTTTGTACTTGACAGTTTAGGTATGTTATCAACCACAAAAGAAATGGAAGATACAGCCGCTGGTAAAGAAACAAGAGATATGACAAGAAGTCAGATTGTGAAATCAGCATTTAGAGTTTTAACATTGAAACTAGGACAAGCAGGTGTTCCTATGATTATGACTAATCACACCTATGATGTTATTGGTTCAATGTTCCCACAAAAAGAAATGGGTGGCGGTTCAGGTTTGAAATACGCTGCTTCATCAATCATCTATCTTAGTAAAAGAAAAGAAAAAGACGGTACTGAGGTAGTAGGTAATATTATACATTGTAAAAACTATAAGAGTAGATTGACAAAAGAAAATGCACAAATTGATGTAAGACTAACATATAAACACGGACTTGATAGACATTATGGTCTTTTAGAACTAGGTGAAGAAGCTGGTGTCTTTAAGAAAGTATCTACAAGATACGAAATGCCTGATGGTACAAAAGTGTTTGGTAAGTCTATCAATGATGACCCCGAAAAGTATTTTACAAAGGAAGTATTAGATAAGATTGATGACTACACAAAAAGAAAATTCTCCTACGGACAAGAAGACGAATAGAAGATATGTCTTTGCCCAAAAAGAAGGCGAAGAACACTCTTGCGTTAAAATTGTAGAAGGTAAATATAAAGATGTAATCTACCATTATGGTAGAGTTGCGTTTGCACCTGAGTCTGAAATGTTACCAGACGGTAAGTTGCCAATGAAATTTGATTACACCATAGATAAAAATCCCAATGACTTGGATTTGCTTGACAATTCTGAGTTTATAGAGTATATTGGTGATATATTATTAGAACTATTAGAGGAAAAATTAAGTAATGGTACTGCCATCACAAACTAGAATTGAATTAACTATATTAAGTAACTTCTTCCACAATGAAGAATATACTAGAAGAGTTTTACCTTTTGTTAAAGAAGAATATTTTAACAATAGAGTTGAACAATTAGTATTCAATGAAGTATTTAAGTTTGTTGACAAGTATAATAATCTACCTACAAAAGAATCAATCATCATTGAACTTAGCCAAAGAAAAGATATTAATGAAGAAGAGAGCCAAAAAATTAAAGAATATATTGGCAGTATTGAAAAGGTAGATACTGATATACAATGGTTGTTAGATACAACTGAAAAGTTTTGTAAAGAGCGTGCTGTTCACAATGCAGTATTAAGTGGTATTAAAATCTTAGATAAGAAAGATAAGACTAGAACACCTGAGGCAATACCTCATATCTTATCCGAAGCATTGGCTGTGTCATTTGACAAGTCAGTTGGCCACGATTATATTGAAGACGCTGAAGACCGATTTAAATGGTATCATACTAAAGAAAAAAGATACCAGTTTGACCTTGATTACATGAATAGAATAACCAAGGGTGGTGTTCCAAGTAAAACTTTGAACATTGCCTTGGCAGGCACAGGCGTTGGTAAATCCCTATTCATGTGTCATGTGGCGGCAAGTTATTTGTTGCAAGGTTTAAATGTATTGTATATCACTTTAGAAATGGCTGAAGAAAGAATTGCTGAAAGAATAGATGCAAACTTACTTGATGTTTCTATGGAAGATTTACACGATATGCCTCAACAATTATACAATGGCAAAATATCCAAGTTAAGAGAAAAGACACAAGGTCAATTAATTATCAAAGAATATCCTACAGCATCTGCTCACGCTGGCCATTTTAAGGCTTTGATAAATGAACTTGCATTAAAGAAAAGTTTTAAACCAGATGTTATCTTCATAGACTATCTTAATATTTGTGCTAGTAGCAGATTTAAAGGTGGTAATATTAGCTCCTATTTCTATATCAAGGCCATTGCTGAAGAATTGCGTGGTCTTGCTGTAGAACATAATGTACCTATCTTTAGTGCAACACAGACTACAAGAACTGGTTTCGTAAGTACAGATATTGGTTTAGAAGATACTTCAGAAAGTTTTGGTCTACCTGCAACAGCAGACTTTATGTTTGCTTTAATTTCAAATGAAGAACTTGAAGCATTAGGTCAAATGAAAGTTAAACAGTTAAAGAATAGATACAATGACCCTAGCGTCAATCGTGCCTTTATTGTAGGTGTTGATAGAGCTAAAATGAAACTGTATGATGTACAACAATCAAGTCAAAATATTGTTGACGCTAACCAAGTAGATGCAAAAGAGGATGCTTATAATAAGTTTAGTGATTTCAAAATATGACCAAAGATTTAATGTATTATACAAAACTCTATAAAGGAGTTGTTCCACATGAAATTTGTGACCAAACTATAAAAGAAATGGACACAATAGAATTTCAGGAACATAATTTTTATAATGCAAAAACAGGTGAAAATAAACCAAGAAGTGGCTCACAAGAATTATCTATGAGTTGGGGTAATGTATCAACAAAGATAAAATTGAATAAGTTTGTAGATGATGTTGCATACAAATATGTACAAGATTTAAAGATGCCATGGTTTACAGAATACCAAGGTTATTCGCATGTAAGATTTAATAAGTATGCAGAAAATAAAAAGATGGCCTTACATGTCGACCACATTCATTCCATGTTTGATGGTAAAAGAAAAGGAATTCCTATACTAAGTGTATTAGGAGTAT